GCAGAAAAAGAAACTTTAGCTTTGCAAGAGCATAACGCTCAAATGCAAAAAAGACTAGAACGTCTAGAGCAAGAAAATGCCCAAAGAAATCAAAGTGTGGCTCAAAATGATTTTGCTCAAAGATACGATCTAACTAAAAAAGCATTAACCAAAGCAGTTGAAGAAGGCGATACTGAAGCACAAGTTAACTTTTCAGAGCAATTAGCTGATATGAGAGCTTCTATAAGGGTAGGTGAATTGCAAAAGAATATGCAAAACAACCAACCTAGAACGCCTACAGAACCTAGACAAAGGCAAAGAATAGAAGAGCCAACTCCAGAATTAGCAACTCAATGGTGGAAAGCAAATGATTGGTTTAACCAAAAAGGCTATGAAAGAGAAAGTGCGGCTGCCAGAGCAATTGATGTGCAATTAGACATTGAAGGCTTTGATAAAAATTCTTCAGAATATTATGAAAATTTAAATAGTCGTTTACAAAAGGTTTTCCCAGAGTTAATATCTAATGTAGATGTTGCTGAAAGTAAGCCCAGAGCAAAAAGCAGTAAGATAGTAACGCCTTCTGCGGGTGGCTCAAGCTACAAAAGCAATAGAGTGCGAATGACACAAGACCAACTTAGGATGGCTAGGGAACTTGGAATTAATGATGAGGCAAGTCTTAAAAAATACGCTTCAGAAATACAAAAAAGTCAAAGGAGCTAGATATGACTGAGAAGAGAAATGTTAGAGCACAAGAAGCAAGAGAAAATGTTCGTGATGAAGAGAGTAGACCTCAAACTTCATGGACACCCCCAGCGTTATTAGATGCACCAGAGCCAAGACCTGGATTTGTACAACGATGGGTAGCTACGTCAATACAGGGAAAGGACACGCCTGATAACGTATACAAACGTATGCGAGAAGGGTGGGAAGCTAGACCTGCTAATACTGTGAAGAATCAGTTGTTTCCGACTATTAATCATGGACAATGGGAAGGTTGTATAGGAATTGAAGGTATGCTTCTATGCGAAATGCCAAAAGAAAAACATCGTCAGATGAAGGAGTACTATGGCAGTAAGAGTTTAGAGCAAAACCAATCACTTTCTGGCGATCTTGATGCTTTAGGGCAAAAGACTGGACAACAAATCTATCAAGAGAGGAAGAGTTCAGTCAGTGGTGGCAGACAATTGTCTGCTATGGAAGATTAACTTTTAAAACTAGGAGAGAAAAATGGCAAACGTAGACGCCGCTTTTGGGTTAACACCTATTCGTCATCTTAGTGGTAATGGTTACTCTCGTGCAAACGTATATACCATAACTTCAGGTTTAGCTGAGAACATCTTCACAGGAGATGTAGTTATAATTACTGCAGATGGAGTGTTAACACCTCATTCTGCGACTGAAGTTAATAATATAGGCGTATTTGCTGGAGTATCTTATACTGCTACAGATGGATCATATGTATATTCACAGTACTGGCCATCAGGCACAACTGCAACGAATATCAAGGCATATGTATATGATGATCCATATACAGTGTTTAAGGCTCAATCAGCAGGAACTACTGCACAGACAAACATAGGTAACTGTTGTGACCTTGTTGCTGGTGCTGGTTCTACAACCACTGGACAATCTGGATTTGAATTATCAGGCACTATGGCGGCAGGCACTGCGACTGCTAAAATATTAGGTCTGTATGAATCACCAGATAATGCTTTTGGTGCAAATGCAATAATGGAAGTTCTTATCAATGAGCACTTGCTCAAAGATAGTGCTGGAATATAGGGAGATTTAAACAATGGCAATGAATAGAGCACAATTTGCAAAAATGCTTGAGCCTGGTTTAAACACCTTGTTCGGGTTAGAGTATGATAGTTATCCACCAGAGTACACATCAGTATTTGAAAGCAATACATCTCAAAAAGCATTTGAGGAAGACGTATTGTTAACAGGTTTTGGTGCGGCTCCAACTAAAGATGAGGGTTCTGGAGTCAGTTACGATTCAGCTTCTCAACAGTGGACTGCTAGATATCAACATGAAACAGTAGCGTTAGCTTTCTCTGTTACAGAAGAAGCTGAAGAAGATGGACTATATGGTTCATTGGCTTCAAGATATACAAAAGCGTTAGCGAGATCAATGGCAACAACCAAAGAGATCAAAGCCGCAACTATCTTAAACCAAGCTACAACAACTGCTGGTGGAGATGGAGTTTCATTATTGAACACTTCACATCCAACTCAAAATGGTATTCAAAGTAATACTTTAGCAACTGCGGCAGATTTATCTGAAACTTCTTTAGAAAGTATCTTGATAAATATTGCTGACATGAAAGATGATCGTGGTCTTAGGATCGCCGCACAAGGAACAATGTTAATTATTCCTACTGCATATACTTTCGTTGCAGAAAGATTACTTGAAAGTCAGTTGAGAACTGGAACTGCAGACAACGACTTAAACGCTATCAAGTCAGGTGGTTACTTACCTCAAGGATACCATGTGATGAGACGTTTAACTGATGCTGATCAGTTCTTCATCAAGACAGATGTACCAGATGGTCTTAAAATGTTCCAAAGAAGTCCTATGAAAAAAGGCATGGAAGGTGATTTTGAGACTGGAAATGTACGCTACAAAGTAAGAGAAAGATATTCTTTTGGTTTTACTGATTGGCGTGGTATTTTTGGCACAGAAGGTGCCGCATAAAAAACTAAGATGGGAGAGGGGATAACTCCTCTCCTAAACATAACCCTTGACTGCGAAAGCAGACATTTGCCAAGACAAGGAGATTGACATGGCTAATACAACTTTTACAGGTCCAGTTAGGTCTATAAATGGATTTGAACAAATTACTAAAAATGCAACTACTGGTGCTATTACAATTGTCAGTGGTAACAAAATGGCTACAGAAGCCGCGACTGGTGCTGGAATAGAAGGCACTGCAGAAACTTATATTACACAAGTAGAAAGATTTAAAAGCGATACTACTACTAATGTAAATTTAGTTAAAACTACACTTATGATAGATTTAACTGGATTAGCTTCAAGTGGAGCAAATGATATTATTGGTAAAGCTGGTACTGGAGTTGCCTACATAGGTAGAGTGACAACTGCAAACACTGGTGTAGTTTTTGGTGTTACTATGGAGTGTTTTGAAACTCCTGCAGGTGGTGACCCAGACATTGATCTATATTCAGCTACAGAAGCGACTGGAGTAGAAGATAGTGCAATTGGTGATTTAACAGAAACTCAAATCATTAATAGTGGTGATCTTGCCGCAGGTTCTAGAGTAGCTGGTGGTGGCATTGTAGCAGATCAGTATTTATACTTAGTAGCTGGATCAGCAACAAATGCTGATTATACTGCAGGAAGATTACTTATAACAATTCATGGATATGACGTAGCATCTTAATAGGAGAAATAAATGGCTGATATTACATCAAGCACCATTCTTTCTGAAAATACTCGTCAAATCGTTATGGCATTTCAATATCAGTATGTAGATACTGGAGATGAATCTGCAGTTAAAAAGGTAGATGTTTCAACATTACAATCAAACGCCAATGGCAGTCCATGTACTGGAGTTAAAATTACAAAGTGTACTTGGGTTGTTAAAGGAATGACTGTAAGAGTTTTAGCAGATGCTGATGCTGATATTATTATGCTGAATCTTGATGAGGGTCAAAGTGGTGAAGTAGACTACACAGATGTAGGTGGTTTACCTAACACAAAGCAGACTGGCACAAATCCAAGTGGCGATATATTTTTTACCACAACTGGTGCAGGAAGTGGTGATTCGTATCAAATTGTTTTAACAATGACTAAGAAATATTAGAGTGAAATATGGCAACATCAAACACAGTTGCATTTAGACCTAATATAGAAGAAATAATAACTGAGGCTTATGAAAGATGTGGTCTTGATATTCAGACAAGAACTGGAGATCAAGCCATATCTGCTAGGCGTAGCCTCAACTTATTATTCTCTGAATGGGCAAATCGTGGCATAAATTATTGGGCAGTATCACAAAATACGCTTGAACTGGCAGCGGGTACGAGTGCATATAATCTTCCTGCAGGAGTTTTAGACTTTTTAGATGTTGTAATCTACAATTCTGCAGATGCAACAAGAACAGATACTATACTCAATAGAGTTACAATAGCAGAATACAATCAAATACCTAATAAAACAAATACTGGAAAGCCTAATCAGTATATGATAGATAGAGGCAGACAAACTGGCTCTAATAATATTTATAAAATATATGTTTGGCAAACACCAGATATTGGTACATATAAATTAAATTATTGGGCAATGACACAATTAGACGATGTTACTTTATCAAATCAAGATGCAGATATACCTTATACATGGTCAGAATGCATATGTGCTGGACTAGCTAGTAAGTTATCAGTAAAATTTGCACCAGATAAGTTTCCTTTACTTAATGGCTTATACAATGAGGCTTTTTCTTTTGCATCGGCTAATGACAATGATGGGGTTTCACTAAAACTGCAACCTACAGGACTTAATTTAAGATAATGGCTAGATACGCTTCAGGTAAAAAATCTCAAGCTATAAGCGACATAAGTGGAGCTAAAGTTCCCTATACCCAACTAAAAACTACATGGAATAATTTACGAGTTGAGCCAAGTGAGTTTGATCCTAAACATCCACAATTAACACCAGCAAAAAATGTAATAGATGCTACTGCACTATATGACCCAAGACCAAGTACAGATGTAGAAAACGTAGTAATAGA